CCCATTTTAATTAATTTTAATTATAAATATTATAGTTTATATGATGCTAGTTGTAAAGTTGAACCAACTTTTCTTCCATCCATCACAACATCTCCACCTTCTTTTACAACGTTAATTAGTTCGTCCATTTTGGCGTAAAATTCTCTTAAAGGTATTACTGCTTCTGGTCCTGCTTCTCCTACTAGTGCTCTAGTTGGTTTGGTTACAATACCACCAGTAGCTAAAGGAGTATCTAATGACTCAGTCACCATTCCTTTTTCACCTAAAACTTGTTTGTTTGCAAAATCTAATATACCACCTATACCTGCTCCTATAAGTGTACCTACACCAGGTACAACACTACCAATAGCAGCTCCAAGAGCCATAAATTTATTTTCGTCTAGTGTTCTAGCTAAAGCATCACCTATACCTTTGTCTTCATTTTGTGCTACTGAACTTAAATTACCAACTAAATCAACTCCAGCTCCTACTAATGATAATATACCAGAACCTTTAAGTAACTTAGGTCCTATGCCTTTAAGCATATTAGGCATTTTAGGTATTTTAAAATTCTTAACTTTATTAAGTATTTTTCCAGGTCCTTTTTTCTTAGGATTTAACATATCTAATATACTACTAGATGCACCTGACATAGTTACATGCATAGGGTTACCTGATGTACCTAGTTTACCTAAACCTAATTTACCTAATACGGTGTTTTTAAGTTTACCAAGTCCTTTGATAGCCAATCCACCACCTATAAGTGCACCAAGTGTAGATAAGACTGGGTAGTCTTTAATAACACCAAATGCTCCTTTCATCGTTTTTGCTAAACCTGATAGTTTTTCTGTGCTTTTTTCTACCTTATCGCTTATTTGACCTACTTTACCAGAAATTTTTTCAGTTTCACCAGTTAATGCATTGGACGTTTCATATGCAGTGCCAAAAAACCCAGCAACAAACTCCATTCCTTTAGCTACTTTCTCAACCAGTGGTACTAACATGCCACCAAAAATATCTCCTATTTTAGCAGTTGCATTACTAATTCTTTCTGATATAGTTTGGTTTTCTCTTAATGCTTTTAGTCTAGCTTCTTCTAAGGTAAGTGTTTCATTACCTGCTTGTAGTTGTATTTGTCTAGCTCTTTCAGTTAACTTGGCATCTCTTTCTCTATTTCTATATGCATCAGCTAATTGGTCAACTGACATACCAACTGCCTCTGCAGCTGCTTGTTGAGCTAATACATTACCTGTAGCAAATGCTTCTCTAATTCCTTCTTGATTAAGCATATCCTCAGCAGCTTCTTTAAACTTACCTGAAAATGCTAATTCTCTTGCTCTATTTAAGTTTATAGCCTTACCGGTTAGTACCTGGGCTTCCATTTCTTTCTGGATACTATTTTCGAAATCTAAAGTACCCATTGCCATACTTCTTGCTTGATCTAAAGTAATACCTAGTCTTTTAGCTTCACCTACTGCTTTTGCAATTGCTGCCGGGTTATTACCAAGGTTCATTGCAATTTGACCAGTTATGCTAGCTGCTTCTTTAAAGAGTTCATTAGAAGCATAAATTGAATCATTTGAATCTACAACTGTGTTATATAAATCTTCTTGAGACTTACCTGTTAATACTGATGCGGTAAATACATTTTTTAAGCCTTCTTCTTGTAGTCCAACTAATTCAGTAAGGTAAGCTGCATCTGCTAATTCTTGATTACTTAACCTTAACCTTGTACCTGTAAGTTGGTTTAGTTTGAGCTGAGCATCAACCATTCTGTCCATATTAAGGAACATGTCACCGCTTGCTCCTGCTGCACCTTTAAGGCTTACTACCATAGCGGAAGCTGCTTCTCTGGTAGAACCTAATGTCTTACCTATATTAGATGTTGCTTTATCAATATGAGTAAATAAATGACCTAATTTTTGTACTGCTTTAGCTAATAAACCAATATAAAATAAAGGGTCAGTAAATATTCCTTTTAAAGAATCTTTTAATGAACCTAATCCTGCGCCAAGAACTTTAAATTTACCTTTTAATCCAACTGCTTTTTCACCACCTTGTGATAGTTCAACAGAAAGTTTTTTCATTTTTTCTTTAGCTTTATCTACTTCAGATGAAAATCCTTTAAATCCTAATTTTTCTAATGCGCCTCCAATACCTTCTACAATTTTACCAGAAATACCTAAACCAGAATTCATATTTTTGATTTTCTTCAACTGGTCATCGAATGAGTTATTTATATTTTGTTCTAAATCACCTCTACCTTCAGCTAGTCCTAATAATTCTCTTGAAGCTAAATACTCTTCTTTTTTAGTTAGGAAAGCTTTTTCAGCTCTTTCTTGTTGTAATTTAGATAAACCATCTGCTTGAGCTGCACGTTTTAACTTAAGTAAGTCAACATGTTGTGATTCTATTTGAGTCTTTAAATCTTCTTTTTGAAATCTTAACTGTTGAAAATATTGATCTGATCTAGCTTTTTGGTTTTTAATATCATTTGCAGACATATTAGATAAATCTGCTTGATTATAAGCTAATGAATTAGAAATTCCTTCTATTTTTTTAAAAGCTGATAAAGATTTTTTAAATGCATTAGGTAAAGTTTTTAACTCTGAGTTAATTTCTTCTATTAGAGTTTTAACAGTGCCTACTGTGCCTGTAAAAGTAGCTAATTCATTTTCAGCTCTTCTTAAATCAGTTTTTACTGCTTGTATGGCTTTACCTACATCTCCAAATTGTTTTGCAATTTTTTCAGGGTCAGATTCTCCGTCAAACCTCACAGTGATTTTTTCACCACTAATTTTAGCAATACGTTGTTCGACCTCATTAAGTTGTTTAATCAGCCTTTGTAGTTCTCTAGAATCTGGTGTATCCATGTTACAGTATTATATCTTATAAATAGTTAAAGATGAAGTTATGACCTCTTTACTGTGTAGGAAGGTTGCTTGCCTGTTTTAGCTGCTTGTTTAGCATCATTGACCCAAGAAGGTGTTGTTGAATCACGTCTAGGTTTAGCTTTATTCTTACTATTAACCTGATCGTAATGTTCTTTTAACTTTTGAAAAGTAAACCTTCTCAACCAGATTGGCATATTATATACGGTTTCGTAGTCGTAACCACCTTGACCGTTAAACACTATTTCATGTATTTGTGAAAATACGGAAGCTCTATACTCCGAAGTCAGGCCAAAGAAAGTTAGCATTAATAGGAATAGCGAGATCCTCCTCTACCCCGTCTGCGAACTCATGTGAGATCGTAGTGTTTATTCCTGGCACTATTTTACCGTAGTATTCTCTAAATGCTCTAGCATCTTTTGCTAAAAAGCCATTATCGACGAAATCTCTTACAACTGAATTTTCTGCTACACCGTTTATTGATGTAATCATATGCTTCATTCTAGTGGAAAGATCTTTAGTAGCAGATGGTGTTATCTTCTTTAATCCATCTATCTCTCTTTGTATCTCCTTTTCGTTCCTTTGAGTAAGTAATCTAAACGTTATAATATTATCTGTATGAGGTAGATCAAATGTAAATTCGTTTTTACCATCTTTAATTAAAGTGTTGTCTAGTTCTTTATTTTTAAGAGTAGTTAAATCAACATTTATATCTTCACCAGCATATGTAAAATTATAATCTTTACCGTAACCTAATATTCTAGATGCTATAAGAAGTGCATCTTTATCTCCAATAAGTAAATCTTTATAGTTAATTTTTGTTACTATTAATGATTCTAATAGTTTATCGATAACAATACCTTTTTGAATATAATTCTGATTAGTTAGTATATCTTCTTCTTTAGCAGTCATATACTTCATTTCGATAGTACCGCTAGCTAAAGGTGAATCTTTCGGGTATAATAACCCTTTCGATGGTAAATCTACCTGTTCGGTAGGTAATTTAAAATTTGTGCTCATAAATCTTATTATGTATAACTAGTATTTTATATAAATATATGAACTTTTAAAATGGGAACCAACTAATATATAGGAAAAAAAAACCCTCCGTAAGGAAGGTTCTTATTTGAATGTGTAGTGTAGCGGTATTTAGAAGTTCAATACGCAGTAGTCCATTGCTACAGTCATTGAAAGCTCTACTGTTTCATCAGTAGCCCAGTCAAATCCTCCTTGATCCATATCAGTAATAAATGCTCCTTTTATTACCCACTCACTAACTATGTCACCAACAGGTCCTAATACCTGAAGTGTTAAGTCTTTCTTGTAGAAGTCAGAATACCCTGCTCTACCTGTTACAGACTCATATGACAATCTTGCCCAATCCATTACCGACTGTGCTCCAGAAGGTGTAATTGGATCATATAGAGTCATTTCTATGTCACCCCATTCTCTCTTACCTCTAATCTTACGGTAAGTATTTAGGTGATCTAATTTTATTGCGTTATCAGTAAAATTTGGACCAGCTGCTGTCTTGATCATAAATGATGGAATACCATCTACAAACATTAAGAATCTATTTTGCACCTTTGGTTCAAAGGCTCTGAACATTATTTCGTTAGGATCTACTACTGCCATTTTATTTGTTTATTATAAATATCTAAAAATTAAATTATGCTCCAAATGTTGCTCCTGTAGGCTCAATTGTAAAGTCTAATACTACGAATTCTACTGTTCTAGCAGGTTGTATTAAAATTTGACCAATTAATTGATTACGATCGATAACATCTGATGTGTTGTTAGTATCGTCCATTACTACTCTATAAGCAAATAATCCTTGTTGTTCAACTACTGATGTTAAGTAAGGATTAACTTGAGCTAAGAATTTGTTTCTAGTTACGTTTGTGTTTTGTTCGAATACTAATTCTCTTGAAACATCTCCTACAAATTTCTTCAGTGCGATTAATAATCGTCTAACATTTACTCTATCAAGAGCTGAAGATTTTTTCTGTAGTGTTTTTTGTCCAAATACTGATATTCCACTTCCTGGGAATGTAGCAATTGGATTAACGTTTGCATTATACAATGTATCTCTTTGAGATCTTGTTAATTTTCTTTCTGCTTGTATTACTGTTGGAATACCACCTCTAGTAAGACCTGCTGGTGCAAACCATGGTGCTGCTGCTCCATCTGTAAATGCATATACTCCTGGTATAACAACTGATGCTGGTACGTATTCATTTTTACCAGTTGCAGATTGTGTTTGTAACCAAGGCCAGTAAGCTGCTGCATAAGATGAATTTAAGCTAGCTGCTGCACTAGTAACTTGTGATACTGTTGCTCCATAATTCTCTACATCAATCACTGCAATACAATCTCCTCTATCTTCTGCTAAAGAAATAATAGAATCTGTTGCTGTAGAATGATTACCAAATGTAGATATTAATCCTGGTGCACTAATAATGTTAAATACATATTCGTCTTTATTTCCTAATATACTAATTGCATCAGTATAATTACCTCCAACTAATCCTTGTGATTTAGTATTGTCGATATTAGAAAAATATGTATCTGTTGCTCCTTTTACAATAGTACCTGTAGCTCCATAAAATGATCCAGAATCAGCTATTGGTAAAGATCCTGAAAAAGAAGCTCCCCCACTACTGTTAACTGTTATTCCATCTGTGCTTAAATAATCTAAGGTTTGGCTGTTAACTGCAGAAACTCTTATGTACTTAGATTTATTAACATACTCTCCTGATACAGTAATATAGGACTGACCTCCATCAGAAGCTTTTGATTTTGTTTGATTACCAATTACGGACTCAATATAGTTACCAGAATTTGGATCTAATGATAAATCATTAAACGTTTCTAGTATAATTTTGTTTTTTGTAGCATCATCACCTCTTCTTACTAAAAGACTAAATGTTCCTTTGTCGTTATTAACATTGGTTACTTCCCATCTTAAATTATCTGCAGATCCTGTCTTTAAACTACCATCACTATTTTCTTCTGCTGCTGCAGTATAAGTACCTGATGATGTCATATTATTAGCTACTTCTCCTTTTGATAATGTAGATAACGTAAATGGTTGAATTGAACCATTAGATGATGCTGATATATGTGAATTGTCTGCTGCTGTAAATGAACCAGAAACTACTCTAGTTACTAATACTGAATTTCCTCCTTGACCAAAGTAAGACTTTACTGCTAAGGAAGTTAAAAATTCTTGTTTTGTTGACCCAGAGGTAAATGTAGTACCAAAGACTCTTGAATATTCTCCGAATGAAGTTACTAATGTAGGTTCTTCAACAGGTCCTTTAGCTGTTGGTCCTAAAATAGCGGCTCCTGCTTCTAACGCTACTGGAGCGATAAAGGATATATCATTTTCTCTTGCTAATACACCTGGGGAGATTAATGTTTCTGCCATGTTAAATAAGTTAAATTATTGAGTACTCTTATAAATATCGTTAAGCTTTCTAAAACCATCAACTAATGTGATAGTCTGCTACATATATAAATAGATTAAATTTACCGTAAACTATTTCAGTGGTATAAATATCCCACTTTCAATGTCAACAGTGCCTCTTCCGTATTTAGATTCCAACGTCTTTGCAAATTCAGTTTGAGTCTTTTCTAAATTCTCATACTCAGTCATTGCTGCTTTTTTACGTTTTTCAGTTTGTACTTCTATAATAGATATCTTGCCAAATTCCTTAATTAGTAATTCTCTATTATTTTTTAGGTTATTAAGTAAGTTTATTTCTTCTTTTTTTAATTTTAATTGTTCCATTATATAACTTTAGTTTGGTTGATAACAAATTCTGTAGAATCAAATCCAAACACATGTTTAAATTTTTCATCTCTAAGTAAGTCTAATTTATCTGTTACAGATTTACACTTAGCCATTTCCTCGAAGTTAAATTGTTTAGTTATACTTCTATCGTAAACTGTTTTCAATTTACGCATTATGTCTTCCAATACATGGTTATGTACTTTTGGAAACTTACTTAATATTTCTTTATCGAATCCTTCGAATCTTTGAATAAATTTATTTTTAAAACTATCGGGTAAAAATACCGAATCATAATGAGTAGGATAATCAATAGGACTAAAGAATATTTTTCTAGAAGTTTTAGTTACGTTCTGATCTATTATATCTCTTTCAAAGAAATCTAACACCATATCAAAAAGGTGATTATAATTTAACGCACCGTAAGTTACTGCGTATGCATAATCTGTATGTGCTACACCACTTTCTTTATATAGTTGTACGTTTTTATAAAAAAGCTCATCATCGTATCCTTTTCTAACAAGTTCACCTACTTTACCTACTCCATCAATACTAATATATAATTCTAAATTAGGAAATTGCTTCCAATAATCAAATATATGCTTTCCTTTGAATGTTAATTTAGAAAAATTAGTTGAGTATCTAATTCTTACGTCTGTTCTACCTAATTCTATTAGTCTATCTAAAATTTGATAGTGTTCTGGCATTACTAAAGGTTCACCACCTGCAAAGTATATTTCATCTACACAGTTATAATGAGGTTCTATGTCTTGTAAAAACTTAGACTTATCTGATATACTGATTAATGCTTTTGCATTTGGGTCTGCTTCACCTAAAGCTATAGCATCTTTATGCCAAGATGAACTTAATGCATGTCCACAACTTCTACATTTAAAATTACAGAAATTAGATATTCTCAAATCCCATAAATGTAAATTCATGTTATCTAAATGACCATCTTCTTTTGTTTCGTTTACATAGTCAATTTTATCCCAATGTTCTTTATTTATTCTTTGTCTATATGAACCATCACCTGTATCTTCTAAATGGTAACACCTATCGCATGAACTTATCTTTTCATCCTTAAGCATTCCTTGTCTAGTTTTTTTCATCGTTTCGTTATTCCAGATTTCTTTTAGGCTACTATCATTTAGGTTACCTATAGGGTCTCTAGAATTCCATAAACAGCAAGGATAAGTTTTACCGTCAGGCCAGTGGTGTATAGACATCCATGGTGCCATACAAAACGTTTTTGAATTTTTTAATTCTTCTTTATTATATGCCATGTAAACTGTGAATTATTCTATCATCATTGTATGAATCAAGTAACTTTATTTGTTCAACTAATGCTTTGTAGTTAGGGTGATTTTCATGCCAAACTGCCTTAGATTTAAAATCCTCATCAGAAAGTACACCCCAATTTAAAATTTTATAGTATTGAAAAGTTAAATTTCTCTTATTTTTAAATATACTATCCATTAACTTATAAAAAGGTACAATCTCATTGTAATTATCATCTTGTATAACAAAAGAAAGAATCATTGTGTCAATCTGTGTTAATGTATCGATAAACTTTAAATTTTTTAATAATAAATCCCATTTACCACCTTTTCTAACATTATGATAGGTTTCTGCTTGAGAAGCATCAATAGATATTTCAGCTGAGGTTATATACGGTTGTGCTGATGCTATTTTATCCCAATTTCGCTTATTCCACAACATACCGTTAGTATGCATATGAATATTCTTCATATTAGGGTACTTATTATTATCGAAGTTACATAACCATTCAAATAATGCTTCACTATAAAATGGATCACCATATCCAGACATAGAAATAAACTCTAATGAATCACCGTACGATTTTTCAACGTCTGCAAGTATATTTTTAGATTTTTTTGTTATAAAGTCTTCGTTTCTTATGAAACTAGTTCTACAAGAAGGACAAGCTAAATTACATGCACTGTCAAACACAACTTTCATTGAGTTAGGTAACTTATGTTCAGTTAATTCTTTAACTAGTGCATCTGTTTTAACTCTAATTGGACCAGAAGGCTTATCATTATGTGTAACAGAGTTAAGATGTGGACATTTATCAGTTGAACAGTATTTAAACGATCCATCTAACATAGAGTTTCTGGCTGATATTGATTTATCACTATTCCAGTTATCTTTAAAGTCGCCTTTAGTCTTTATATTTAGTGGCATCCATGCATCACAGCACATATGTTGTTTATCTACAGTTATTTCAGTGTAGGTAAATGGGTTAACACATATGTACTTGTTTAAATCTGTCATTATAGGTAATCTTTTAACAATGGACATATTTCATCCATAAGATCTATAGTACTTTCACTTCTATATTTATCTAATATAGTAAATTTTTTGTAATTTTTTCTTATTTCATCATCAGATGGTTGTTGACTATACATAAACTTAATTAAAGCATCAGTTTCTGATTGATGTATACCGAAATCGTAGTCACCCCACTTTTCTACTAGGTAGTCTTTAGCTTGTTTAGGTAACATATACATTGCCATATGTTGAGGAAAATGAACTATGTTAATCCACTTAGAAAATAAAGGGGTATTTTTATTAGTCCACTCAAAGAAGTCTGGTAAGTTAAATGCATTAATCCACGATGTTGTATGGTTATAATTAAAGTCTATTTTATCACCGTATTTCTCTTTGAGTAAGTGGAACTTAGATAAATTCTCTTCTACTTCAGACCATATACCTCCTTTACGTAGATATTCATATGTGTTACCAAGTCCATCAATACTTAATCCAATACCTAATCTATCAAAATTAGTTGCCAACTTAACAAGTAGTTCTTCATTGTAGATCGTTGCATTAGTAGACATATGGAGAGTTATCTTTTCACTATACTGCTTATCAATCATTGTTCCCCATACTTTCTCCCATACAGGTGAATAAAAAGGTTCTCCACCTACAACTTCTATACGTTTTACATTAGGTATCCATTCATCCATCTCCATGAAAAACTTACCTTTTCTATTACCTGACTGACCATGTGGTAAATCATAAGGCCAAATATCAATAACTTCCTTAACTTCATCAGGTAGTGTTGAAAGTTCTTTAGTCCAGGAAGTACTATGACTAGAATGGCAACTTCGACATTTTAGGTTACATGAATTAGTTAAAATAATTTGATAGTCTATCGGATACTCTGGAGTAGATTTATAATCAAAATCATCATCTAGTAGTTTATAGTCTTTAGCAATTTGTTGGTAACTTTGACGTTTACTTGTATAACCGTTATCTTCATCTTTCCAACATGTACTACATCCTTCTGGTTTTTCACCATTTAAGAACTGTTGTCTCAAGTTATTCATATACTCACTGTTGAATATATCTTTAACAGAGTCAGTTTGAACATGGAAAGGTTTACCTTCTGTATCAGTTACGTGTTCTCTAGAGATACAACAAGGTCTAACAGTTCCGTTAGGGTCATTTGAGAAACCCATCCATGGTAAAGGACATATATTACTCATCTTCTTTCAAATAAAATTTCCATTCAGGTAAATACTTCTCTAACTCAACACCTCTTTGTCTATCTAACGTACGATAAAAATTAACTGCTTTAGATAAACCAATACTTTTTTCTGAATAAAGTTCGTACTCTAATTCATTATGCAGTTTTTCAGGTAATCTGCTTTCCTTTATAATTTTTTGTTTAATTTTTTCAGGTAAATTTACTATACTTTGAAATTTAGGAAATCTTAAATAATTAAACACACATTCTTTATTATAATTATGAAAAAAATACTCATATATGTTTGTCATATTATATACGTTTAGTAAGTTTACTGTTGGTATAATATCGTAATGTATGTTATTAGACTTTAAAAGTTTAATTGCATTTTCTACCTTATTAAAAGTTAAAGGAAATCTAGCATAATGAAATCTTTCTAATATGTCATCTAAAGATAAAGTAATTCTAACAAATTTAAATTTTTTCCAAAGGTCTATAATTTTTTCAGTAACTAATGTACCGTTAGTGTGGTATTCTAATTCAATATTATTAGTTATTCCTAATTCAGTTAGTTTATTTAAAAACTTTAAGTGTTCTTTTATTAGTAAGGGTTCACCACCGTTAAACCAAATGTGTTTAATATCATCACTATTTTCTAATAAACTGTCATAAAAGTCATCATCTCTAAACCATGTGTTAGTAATTATAGCTTTACTATACCCTTCATCAATAGCTATAATATCTTCTGTAATATCTTCATTCCATTTCGAACTTGCAAAAGGATGACAAATAACACATTTTGCATTACATATGTTACCTAATCTCAATTCGATTGACTCTAATGGTAAAGATTTATACTTACCTATATCGTTATAATCAACTCTATGATTTTTATTTTCTCTTGTTCTTTTAGAATCTAAACCAGCTGCTTCTCTATCGTAACAAAAATTACATGAATCATTTAATCTAACATTTAACATATCATCTCTCAATGATGTAAAGTTCTTACTGTTACGTATTTCTTCTAATGTAGACACACCAAGTTGTAAATTCTCATTTCCATCAGAAGACCATAATTTAGATTCACAACATGGGGTAACTTTACCGTCTGGGTGGGTTGCCAAATGATTAAAAGGAAGTATGCAAAATGATTTATCTAAACTCATAAAGCTTTATTGAGATATGGTTTCCATTCTGGTAGGTAATCTAACATGTTTACTTTTCTAGTTCTATCCATAATGCTCATAAAACTATAGAATCTATTTACGTCTTTATCAGTATAGGGTTTAAAAAGTTCAATTTTAAGTCTTTGTATTTCATCTTCTCTCATATATTTAATATTCTCTAATATATGGTTCTTCATTTCTTCTGGTATAAGATTGACCATCATATGATCTGGATAGTGTACGTAGTTATGTGCAATTATCAAATCATGATCTAAAGTAAACTTTTTAAAATTGTCCATATTATAGACATTTAATGCACTTACAGTTTGACATACTTCTAAATTAAAGACATCTCTATACTTTAAGATTTTATCAAAAGATTTCATTATTTGATTCCAATCAGAAGGAAAACGAATATAGTAATTTCTCTCATCAATATCATCTATTGATAAATGTATTCTAATATTTCTAAAGTTTTTCCATAGTTCAATAAAGTAATCTGGAAATTGTGTACAATTTAGACTGTAGTGTAAATCTATATCTTTACTAGTACCATCGTTAATGAATTTCTCTAAAAAGTATCCATGTTCTTTTATTAAAGTAGGTTCACCACCGTTTATCCATATTTCTTGTAACCCGGTACATTTAGAATAAAGTTCATCATAAAAGTTGGTATCTCTATACCATTCAACCTTAACATCTAATTTAAAGTAATCTTTAGCAAATTCAGTGCCTTGTAGTCCATGTAAATCTTGATGCCACCTATTGGATGAAAAAGGATTACAAGTAGTACATTTTAAGTTACATACAGTACCTAATCTAAGTTCTACATATTTGTATTCTACCTTTTTTAAACTACCGTCTGGGTTTGTGTTAGGAAAACAATCTTCAATGTACTTTTCAAATATATTATTGGACTCTATACGTTTAGACTCAACTCC